GATGATCAGCGTACCGTTGATTTGCAGCTTGACGTTATCGCCTAGCAGGTAAATCACATAACCGCTGGAAGCATCCACACTCGTAGTTGTCACACCGGCAAGGCCACTGAGCCCCGCAAGGCTTGCATCACCCCGCGCAGCCGTGCCTGCTTGGCTAGAAACGAATGTGATCCCCGTGCCCTGCGCGCTTTGCAGAACGTCGAATGTTGTCGCGGTTCGGGCAGCAACCATCCAGTTCCCATTGTAGTTTGTGGTGCCCGTAATCCGAACAACATTGCCCGCCGCATAAGACTGAGTGCAGGTAAAGCGCACGCCGCCCGTGATGGAGGCGGCCGCAGTGATGGCGATGCCGGTCTCGTTAGCCTGCGTGATGATGCTACCGGCGACGGAAAATGTCACAGCCGCATCCCAATCAAGGCATCATAGTTGACGGTTGTGGTGACGGTTTGGTTGGCCATTTATCTGCCTTTCCGCGCCAGCATTTACCGCAGTCCCTTGAATTGCAGAAAGGCGCCGGCAGCTATCGCGCCAAGCACTGCCATTGTCGCAGCCTTGACAATCTGGCTCCAAACAGTCCTTTTGGTTGACCGCCATGCGTCAAGTAAATTCCGCATTTCCCGCACATCTTCGCTTGCACTTTCATCGTGCAGGCCGATGGATTCCAGAGCTTCCCTTGCGCCCCTCTTCGCGGCGCGCGTGATCATTTCTTCAATGACTTCCGGAGACATGGCGCGGCGCTCTTCTGGCATTGGTCAGCCCTCGGCTTTTTTCTTCGCCTTCGGTTGGCCGGGCACTTCTGCCCAGCCCTCCCGAATAGCAACCGCCGCAAGTTCACCGTGGACGGTATCGCCCGCAGCAAATTCGCGCCCGTACACTTCGCCGTCCGGCGCCCCGATAAAGGGCGCCGTTACGGTTGCCACCACCTCAGACATTAGGAAGCGGCAATCTTCAGCAGCTTAATCGCCTGCGAGTTGCGGATTTTCCCGCCGACACGCTTGCGGATGTAGAACTGCACAAAGCCGGGCAGGGTGATTTCGTCGCGCGTCATACGCATTCCGACGCGATCCGCAATCAAATAACCTTCGCGAAAGTCACCAAAGGCCAGCGGGAACACGTTGGCGGCAACCGCCGGCATGTCTTCCGCTTCGGTGATCGGGTAGCCGATGAAGGTTTCCGGCTGACTGGCCGAAAGCGACGGCTGCCACAGATACGCGCCAGTGCCAGCGCCTTCACGATATTTACGAAGGGCAGACAGCACCGCTTTCGTGGTGACAAACCGGCCATTGGCGCGATAGCGCGCGCGCAACGCATAGACCAAGTCATAGAAGACATCAGCGCTGGTCGGCAACGCCGCCGCCTGCCCAGAGGCTACATACTGCAACGTGCCGAAGGCGCGCGAGGCGTCCGCGGTCGTTACAGGGGTCGGGCCATTCAGGAAGCCGGTCGGGCGATTGGTGCCGTTGCCGGCAACAAAGGCCGCGCCTTCACCCTGGGCAATGGCTTCAGCCGCGCTCGTGATGAGCCAATTCTCGACGTCGAAGAAGAGGTCATCGAGGCTTTCTTCCGACGCGCGCGGGCGGGCAGAAGCAAAGCCAAAGGTCGGCGCCACTTCGGCCAAGTCCGGCGTATTGGTTTGGTTGCGCGTCGCCGCTTCACCAAGCCACTCGAAAGCGGAGCCGTTCACGTCGAACAGTTCCTTATAGTCAGGGCTGCCAACCGTGCGCACGGTCGCAATCTGACGGATCGGGGAAATGTCCACAGAAAGGCGCGCAATCTGGCGCTCAATCACTTCCGGCAGAGCAAAACCACCAGCGGAGCCGGTGGAGGTCACCACCTGAGCGGCGCGGGTTTCAAACCCGTCGTCGTTCAGGCTGCGATTTTGCAGCGCCTTCGCCGTTTCGCGCATCTTCATCTCGGCGCGCGGGTCGCGCGGATTGCGCACCCAACCGAGGAAGGCGTTTCGATAGGCCAGCGCTTCGGCGCTGTCGCTATCATTAGCCACGCCAGCACCACCGGGGCGCGCGGCGCGGGTTTCAGCCTGCTCGATGCGCTTCTTCATTTCCGCCTGGTCATCAAGCACCGCGTCAATGCGCGAAAGCTTTTCGTCCAGCAGCGGGTCAGCGGCGCCACGCTTGGCAATTTCGGCAAGGCGCGCATCATTGGCGGCCTTGTATTCTTCAAAAGCGACGCCGATCTTTTCGATGGCGCCAGCAAGGGCCTCAGACATGAGGGTTTCCTTTCAGGTTCAAGATTGCAGGGAACGCAGCAGCGCATCGGCTGCCCGGTTTGCGCGTTCGGTTGCGATCTCGGCCTCTCGCCGCTCGGCACCCATTCGCATCAAGCGAGACACAAGGGCCGTCGCCTGAGACTTCGACACGTCTGGCGCTACATCACGCAGCCACCGCTCGGCGTCGGAAGGTTTCAAAATCTCATCAATCGCAGCGGCCTTTACGCGCGTAACGCGCGCGGATTTCGCCGCCGGAAAAGTCACCAGTGACACTTCCCAAAGATCCACCGCCCGCACCGTGCGGATATTCGTCTTTGGGTCGTAATCGTCTTCTTTGGTCATGAAGCCGATAGACAGGCCAGAAATGGCGCCAGCCTTCACAAGCGCGAAAGCCTCACGCGCCTGGGCAACATCCATCGCCAAGCGGCCCTTCACGCGAAGACCGCGCTGGTCCTCTTCCATGCCTTCCCAAACACCAATCGGCATATCTTGCCGGTGCTGCCAAAGCATCGCGGGCATCGTGTTTGCCGCGCGGTGTTCAGCAAGGCTCGCAGCAAAAGCGCCCGGCACAACCACATCGCCGTAAGCGTCTTCTTGCCCAAAGACAGAGCCGAAGCCTTCAATCACGCCCTCTTCGCCAGCCGCGCGCAGCGCAAGCGCGAAGTCGCGCGTTTCCCGCCGCGCGCCCTGTTCGCGGTTTTCAATCATTCGATTGTTCCTTCGCTTAAACTGCCGGGGCTTCCGGCGCGGGCGCGGCGGGGGCGCCATTCATATTTGCGGGCGTTAAAGGTTCATCCAGGCCGGGCAACGGGTCTTTGCCTTCCTCGTCGCGCAATTCGTTCCGAGTATAGATGCCCATTTCCGCCATAGTGCGTGCCCAAACGGCGCGGTCGGCCATACTGCCCGCCGTCAGATAGCGCGTGTCAAACTCGCACCAGAGCGGCCCGGAGCCATCCAGCAGAAACTCATCCAGGCGTTGCAGCCATAATTGGTGCCACGGCGCCAGCGTGTGCTTTAGATGCGCCGCAAAGAATGCCTCGCTGCTGGCAAAGGTCGCGCTTTTGTCAGAATGCCCAACCATAATCGGGAACACACCAAAGGCCCGGCAGATTTCTTCAATCTGCAAGCGGCGCGTCTCGACATGCTGGGCATCAACGCCAGTCATCGCTAGCGGCATGTATTTCATGGCGTTGTCGAGGATTGCCGTGCCGCTGCGCTTTTCCGCAGTGAAGCGCTGCCAGGATGCCCGAAGGCGATCCATCGCGGCGCTGTCTAGCTTGGCCTCAGTCGTCAGGATGCCCGCCGGCCGTCCGCCATTCTCGTGCAGCTTGGCCTGCGATTGCTCCGCCGCCATGGACAAACCAATGGCTGAAGCCGCCAGCCGCACCGCGTTCAGGCCGCGCCAGTAATCCCACTGCCAACTCGGCAAATGAAACACATCGTCCGGCCCAAGTTCGCCGATGAAGCCAAACTCATCGTGGATGCGATAACGCACCTGATAGCGCGCCGTGCGCTCGATCTGATAATTGCCAGGCCGCACCGGGATTAGTTCTCGCACGCGATTGCCGGCCATCACCTTTACCGCCAAAGCATCGCCGGTCAGCGCCGCGTGAAGCGTCATCGTGCGGCGGAATTCGAAGCTGGTCTGCCATTCATTCGGCCGGCGTGACAGCATCCGAAACTCGGGGATATTGCGCGCGAGCTGGCGCCGCCGGTTGGCATCTTCCCGGAACACGTTGAGCGCAGGCGTAGCGCAGCCGTCCGCAATGGTCTTCACACATGCCAGCACCGTCGCCACCTGAAGCGCTGTCTGCGGCGTCACCGCGAGCCCAGCAACCGTCGCGCCATAGGCGTCGTCAATGCGCGCCATAACCTCATCAAAGGGGCGCGGCGCAGATCGCAAGGATAGCGCACCTCGAAGGCGCGTGATCAAGCTCATTTCACAGGACCACCATCTCCGAGGTTTCAAGATACGAATGGGCTTCAGCCTGCGCCGTTGCGGCCCCTACCGCCATTGCCAGCGCAATCAAGGCGTCAATGCGGTTCACGGCCCGCCGCTTGGAAAACCATGAATTGCCGAACGGGTCATTTTCCGTGCTGGCGCTCATCATGGCCGAAATCAGCACGGGCGAACGGCGCAACCGTATCCGCTTCTCTAGAATAAGTTGCTCCAGCACCAGTTTGGAGCCGGGCATCCACAAGCCCTGAGCGCCCTTCTTTTTGCCGCCCTGCGGATGCTCCACCACGGGCAGCGTCACGCCAAGCGCGTCAAGCTCCGGCTCGAAGTGCTTTTTGAAGCCGTAGCTGTCGTATCCAACCGCAGCGATTTCATAGAGGCCGACCAATTCAGCCAAACGCGCGGCGACAAAATCAAAGCGCACCATCCGGCCAGGCGCGGCATTCAGAAAACCGTCCTTGACCCACAAGTCATAGGGCACGTTGTCCCGTAGCGCGCGCTCGGCAAGCGTATCGCCAGGCGTCCAAGCCTCAACCCAAGCGTCAAAGGTCGGCAAGCGCGCCGTGGTGCCATCCTCGGCCGGCATGTCCACAAAGCCCGTCGGCACAACAAAGGCCAGCGCGGTCAAGTCCTGCGTGGCAGACAAATCCAGCCCACAGAAAACCCGCTCGCCGGTATGCTCAACCTCGGGCTCAAACTCGCTCAGCACGGCTTCAAGCGCTGGGCGAGACATCCACGCCGTTTCGCTGTCCGTCCAATGGCAGAAATGCAGCCGCAGAATGTTGTTCAGCTTGCCAGGAATAGCCTTGGCCTGCCGCACTACGCCGGCCAGGTAATCTTCCTGCACCGTGACGCCTAGCAGCGGGTTCGCCTTCACCCAACAGGCCGGGTCTTCAAGCGGGTCGTCGCCGGGGTCCAAAGCGCAAACAAAGCTGAAGGACTCATCGTCAATCACTTCCCCGACGAAGGTATAGGCCTCGTCAGGCTCGCGCGTTCCGGCTGCCACCCGCACAGCGTGCTGATGCTCTTGCCAGCATACGCTTTGCCGGTCAGAGCCGGAATTGGTCGCCATTATAAGCAGCGGTTGCCGGCGCCATTTAAAGCCGCGCTCCAGCATTTCTATCATCGTGCCGTTGCGATGCTCATGCACCTCGTCGCACAAAGCGCAGGACGGTCGCGGGCCAGACTGCC